TCCCCAGACATCACCCAATTATTTTTTTCACTCGTTTTTTCTCCAATTTCTCGAAGTGCTTTTGGAATAGCCGTTCCATCTTTGAAATACGAAAATCCACAAACATCGCATTTTTCTGAAATATATACTGGAACATTGTCGTAAATCCAGCCAGCTAGTTTTGTTCCAAAAACAAAATCATCAAGGCTGTTCTTTTTGAATAGCTTATACACTTCAGCCTCTTTGTTGCAATAATCATCGCAATACCCCTCATCAGAAGCTCCAGTATAGCCATACATGCAATCATCTTCTGCATCTTCGTCATAGACCCATTCGCCGAAGAATGGAATTTTGACGACATAATCTTCTAGCTCATCAAAAGAAAAGACGATTTTAGAACAACCAAAATTATATTCTGATGCTCCTACAATTTGCATTATTTCATTATAATAACCATAAATTTCATTTTCTTTATTTATAGAAACATCATCATCAGTATAATAAAGAGCATCAAGATACAAACTTTCAGGAACTTCACTAAATCGTTCATAAACAAAATGACAAGCTTCATCAAAGGTCATAACGTTTCCTTCTTTTTTGTCGCTAATTTTATCAATACCGAGAGGGGTTTCGCTTTCTCGCGATATATTTATTATAGCATACCAAAAGAATAAATGTAAAAATAATTTTTCTCCAGAAGAAGAAAATATGTTATAATATATGGTAAGGAGGATTATATTATGTATATTACTTTACGTTGCAATGAATGCGAAAATACTGATTGCAAGCTATATCCATGCGGAAAATGGCTTGATACTGACGGCCAATATGGATGCACTAGAAACATAAGTGACGATGATTATGCTCAATATATCCATCTAACAGAAGATATTGCCCCTTTTATGTATATGAAAACTACAAGAGAATACAAAAATAAAGCCTATCAAAACCTGATAGGCTTTTATAATTATCTGTATTCTTGTCCAGTAGGACAAAAACTAAATAGAAATGGAAAAATTATTTCTCAATAAATTTCCAATCTTGGTATGCGTTATCATGAGAATAATCAATTGAATGAAACATTCCATCTCGCCATACATAGACACGGCATCCCCCATGCGGAAGATTTTTATCGAACATAACTTTATATGTTTCACCTTTTAGCAGACCTAATTCTTGATACAAGTCTGCTTTCTTACTTTTTGGTCCATATCCTTTGAATTCACCGATATATTCTTTCATATTTAGCCCTTACGGATAGAAACTTCACAACCGTTTTTTACAGTGCGTTTCTCAATGAATTCTTTTGCTTCTTCACGAGTCGCGAATACTTCTGCATCTGTTTTTGAAACACGGATTCCTTTACCGTTTAGAGGCTTGAATTGTTTGTCTTCTGGGCGTTTACCATATACGTAATACATTATTTCATTTCCTTTACTTTGTTAGACCAACTTTTAAATGTATTTGCCAATACAACCATAAGCATAGGCTCTACTTGCGTAGCCGCCATGCCAAATACTACTTTTAGTTGTAATCTATATTCTTGAATAAATAAATCTTTTGCTTTTTTCAGACTAATCATATATTACACATCCAATAGAATACGAAGTTTATGTTTATCTACAGAAAGCACTCTTTTATCTTTGAATTTGTCAAAAACATCATAAACAGTTCCAGCATAATACCAAAATTCTTGGCCATCTTTATCATACGCTTCAGTCAAAACATATACTGACCAGCCATTATCTACTTCTTTAGACGCTACAAGACTATATAATGTCCGCATAATTCTCCTTTCTATTGGATTTTATTATATCATATCCAGAAGAAAAGAGTAAAGAATTAAAAATGGACTCGCGGAAAAACGGATTTATCTCGTCCCATATCTGTGTTTGTTCTAGGTTTAGGCCATCCTGAATAACTTTCCAACATTTTTGTTCGTTCTTGGCAAGATTTTTCTACTTCATCTTCACGTTTTTGCCAATCTTCTTTCGTGGCGAGAATCCATTTCTTTGGTGAAGTAGACCAATTGTATTCAAGTCGAATTCCCATTAATGTAAGAACATTTTTAGCTCCGCACATCAAATCTAATTGATGGTCATAAAGATTTAGATATTCATCTTTCATTTCTTCTGCATAAGTGATATGTTTCTCATAATATGAATTAGCCAATGCTTGCTGGTCATTCATATAAGTAAGAATATCCTTTTTCGTGCGTTCGTCTAAAAAGTCATAGTTATCTGGATATTCATTTTGCCTATTGATGTTATAAATTTTCAATGTAGATTCCTTTCTCTAATAATCTACATTATATCAAAAAAGTAAAGGGCTGTCAACACAAGACAGCCCTTTACTCTACTAAAAGCCAAGGAAACAACGTGCTTTGACATTAGAAAGATTATTCATCATTCTAAAATTGATAGTGGCATTTTTAGTTTTGCCTACCCACTCGTCAGCCTCTTGAAGAATAGATTCTTTCCAGCAGAGTTGAAGGAAAAAGCCAATCATTTTGCCATTCTTTTTATCAAATTCATTTACATTGGCCCATACACAAGTTTTATTTAGATTTTTAGAAAGTTCAGCATCAGTAAGATAATTATCAACTACCCATTGCTCCCATTCACCTTCTTTCGGCTGTTGCTTTTGTTTTTTGTTATTTTGTTTACGCTCATGGAATTCAGATACTACAAGTTTTCCATAGCATTCACGACCATAGCAATTCTTCCAACCAGGCGCTTTGATAACTACACCTTCACCGATTTGGTCAGTATCTTCAAGAAGAAATTTATTGTTATTAGCAATCTCTTCTACTTGTTCCATGGTTGGATGGTCGAATACTCCAAAAAGTTTTACAAACCATTCATCCAAATCATATGCGGCGAGTAAAGGACGCCATTCGTCGTCTGCTAGATAGCGTTTATCATCCCAGTCATATACATCAAAGATATACATATGATTCAATGCTTTTGGATTATATGCCTTGATTGTTCCAATGAATTTACTTCCTCCACCTGTGAATTCGCCAAAAACAATTAGATTTTCATGGTCTTTACAAAAATCACGTAAACGTTTTGCTTCATTATTATCAGAATAACACCATTTATAAAATCCAGCGTTATCTTTTTCTTCAGAGAGAGTTCTAGTTCTAGAAGCACAGGTATAATTTTTTCCATTATAAAAAATACTTGAATTGCACCCATCAATTTTACTTGTAATACTTACGTTAGAATTATTCAAAATTCCATGACAATCAGGTTTGGTAATGTTTACAATATGAGTAAACGGTTCCCATTTAGTCATAATATTTACCTTTCTTTTGGAGATTACAATTATATTGTATAGCTATAAAATACAGATGTAAATAACAATATAATACAGGTATATTTTTATTTATTGTTTATACAATTATTATATTATATTTATTATACACTTGTAAATTATATACTCACTATGTTCGTATATAATTTACTGGCATATATACTTACTCATTACATTCGTAAGTATATATGCTTTATAGATATTATCATAGATGTATTATTATTAGTATTATTTTATTATTATATAATATTATTATAGGCAAACCCCAGAGAAAAAATCTGTGATTTATCGTATCACATTTTTATTTGTGAGTCAAAATTGTTATTTTATTTGTATGGATTATTTTTTTATTGACAAAATGTAATTTTTAGATGTATAATTCCAATAGTCGTAAAAAAGGAGATTACTATGTTCGTAAAAGAAATTACAACCTACTCAATAGAAGATTTGCGAGATTTGACAACTGTAGAAATATTTGGGATTATTTCAATTGAGGCATTAGCAAATCCGTCATTGAGAGATTGCTTATTCTCGTTAGTTAGACAGAATAATACCGTGTGTAATCCATCGGATTGCTCTATTAGAGTGTATAACGATTATTATCGTGTTGATTTCATTCCTCTTCACTCTGATGGAATGAAAATTATGTTTGCTTCTATCAACAGTGATGGTAATCCATTGTATTTTCTTGATGATAATGGCGTTCAAAATCGTATGATGTCGTATGTATGGGATATTGATATGATACAGGATTATCTTGAACATTGGGTAGAAAATGAAGAAGAATAATAAACGGTTATTTGTTGCTGGCGATAAGCATGGAAAATTTTCATCTTCATTATCTTATAAAAAGCATTCAGAATTACGAAATGCAACTTTAGAAGACGTGATGATTGTATGCGGTGATTGTGGATTGCCTTTTGGAATCAATATGCCAGAATATAAAAGTGTTTGGTATAAGCAGGATAAATACGAAATTGAATGGTGTGCTAAAAAGCCTTTCACATGGCTTTTTTTATGTGGAAACCATGATGATAGAGACGCCATTAGTCAAATGCCAATAGTAGAAAAGTATGGTATGGTAGTTCGCCAAATGATGTTTGATGATAAGATATATGATAACATTTTTTATATCGACACTCCACAAATTGGAGACATCAATGGCCGCCATTGTCTATTTATTCCTGGTGCTCATAGTCATGATGCTGATGTTATTCTTGAACCAGATGAAGAAAATTTGAAACATCGTATGAAAATTCTAAATGATAAAGGTGTGCTATATCGTATCAATCATTGGACTTGGTGGGAAGATGAAGACGTAGATACTTCTGCGTTATATAATCTAATGAGTGTTGATAACAATTTTGATAATCATTATGATTACATATTTACACACGAAAGTCCTGCACTATTTGAATTGAATGGATATGGTGGCGGGCCACGACTAAAGCCTACTAGTGGCCAGCTATCTTTAGAGAGTTTACGAAAAAACATTAGTTTCGATGTGTGGATTCATGGCCATCAGCATATGGATTTTCAATATCCAGAGGACGAAAGAATTATTTGTTTATATCATAATGTATTAGAACTATAGAAGGAGAATGTAAATGGGATTCTTTACAGCAGAAGACGCTCGCCAAGCACGAAAAGATTATATCGAAAATAAGAAGAAGGAAGCATTCAATGCAGTGGCTTGCACTGAAGAATTTACAGATCTACTGGATGATATTCGCTTTCAGGCTATGAACGGTCAAACGAAATATCAGTTCCTTCCTCGTTCTACTGAGTATTATCAAGTCCTATATGATAAGAAGGAAACAATTCCAGAAGAGTCAATGAATTTTACTGAAGCTCAATATAAGGCATTTGATGCACTTCGTGAGCTTGGTTATTCTGTGAATTATCTGAAGCCAGAGAATGCTGTTGGAAATGCCGGCGTCCTTCTCAATGGTATGAATCCTTTCGCTGGGGATACTCCGTTGCAGATTGCTCAGTGCACGATTCTTTGGGGATAAATATTTTTTATTTTACATATGCTTATTGATTGGTATATAATATTATTAGTCGATAAGAAAGGAATAAGAAGATGGCTAAAACTTTAGTCGTGATGATGGGGGTAAGCGGCGGGGGGAAAAGTTCTCTCGCTAAAATCATTGAAGAATCTCATAATGATTGTATCGTTGTATCTCGTGATAAGATTCGTTTTCAAATGCTTGAACCTGATGATGATTATTTCAAGTATGAGAACGAAGTTGCTAATTCTTTTTATGAGCAAATCAATCGTGGCTTACGCGTTCATGAATACGTGATTGCTGATGCTGCTACTCATATAACTATTGGTAGCCGTAAGAAGTTGTTCAACCATCTTCTTATTCCATCAGGCACACGAGTCGTAGGCGTTTTTGTAGATATGCCGCTTGAGACATGTTTACGCCAGAATGCTAAAAGAACTGGTCGTGCCTATGTTCCAGAAGACGTAATCAAGAAAATGTATAAGCAGAAGTGCGTTCCGTCTATTCACGATGAGCGATTTGATGAAGTATATCGGCTTGATAAGGGAATGCTTGAAGCAGATGAAGATTTTTTATCTCGTGTGATTGATAAACTGAAGAATCTATAAGGAAGGGAAAACTATGGGCGATAAGTATAAGGTTTGTGTTGATGGAAAATTCCTAGGTCATTATGCTGGTCATACGCCGCAAGCTGTGATTAGCCGAGCTTGTAAGGCTAATATGGCATATCACAAGGATTGGATTGAGAATGCAAAGGAATTCTCCCTGAAGCGAGGTTCTAAGCCTGAGCAGATTGTGAGCGTGGAATAATGGCGCATATTCGTTTTCTTGGTTCTGGTTTTGACGAGACTACGGGAGAGGCTTGGGTAAAGAAGTCTTCTCCGTATGGGGTTTTTACGGGTTGGGCAGACTGTTCTAGTGAAGACCTTGATGTTCAGAGTGAATTTATTGGATGCTCTATCGCCGAATATCGTGCCGATTTGCAGATTGCCAATGCTAAGCGTAAGTGTATGCATCAGCGTTACCTTGGTATTAAACGTCTAAACGATACCATTCGAAATAATTGGCTCGATCGTATGTATGACGCTAATAATAAAGGTCATTATGAAGCACGAGACATGTTTGAAGACATGCTTATTCAAGAAGAAGTTGCCAAAGAAGAAGACCTAAAATCTTGGGTTGCTTGGAAAGAAATGCAGGAGTCTGAATGGCTTGTAATTGAGAATATGCTAGACCGCAAGCGTAAATATAAGGATAAGTAAATTACAGGGGTTGCCGTAAGGTGGCCCCATTTTTTATTTTACAGATAAAAAATAATCTGATATAATGAAGAAAAGTAATGAATTGAGGTGAGAATAATTAGTAAGATAAAGACACCAATTGGAACATACATTGAAGACTTGACTGGGCAAAAATTTGGCCGATTGACGATTTTAGGGTTAACGGATAAAAAAGATAACGACAATCGTTGGTTATGGAAAGCCAAATGTAATTGTGGTAATACAGTTTATATTTCAATGCACAGATTGAAGATGAAAAATGGTGGAACTCGGTCTTGCGGTTGTTTACAACGAGAATGGGCTGTAAAAAAGAATAAAATTGGCACCATTGATTTGACTGGTCAACGATATGGTATGCTTACGGTCATAAAAGATTTAGGAGTAGAAGGATATACTCATTATTGGAAATGTAAATGTGATTGTGGAAATTTTACAAAGGTTTCTGTTGGTGAATTACGACGTGATTTATATTCAGATGCTAAGCGGCATGGAACTTATAGTTGTGGATGTTATCTAAGTCGATCGGTGAGAAAAAGGTAAAAACGCAATTAGAATTATTGAAAATAAAATTTGAACGAGAGAAAAGTTTTGAGGGATGTGTAAACCCTAAAACAAATTATAAATTACGATTTGATTTTTATTTACCTGATTATAATTGTTGCATAGAATACGATGGATATACGCATTTTATTGCGAACGGAGGGTGGAATACAAAAGAAAATTTACAAGGAATTCAATATAGAGATAGTATAAAAAACGAATTTTGTAAAAAAATAATATTAATCTTATTAGAATCCCTTATACAGATTTTAAAAATATTGATACGACTTATCTTTTGAATAGAATAGGAGATAAAATTGAGTAATAAATATACAGAAGATTCTATTCAAAAAATGGACCCATTAACTTTTACTCGGCACAGGCCTGATAGTTACTTGGGAAGCAATGAAGATTCTTCACAATTATTGCGAGAGATTATTTCTAATTCTTCTGATGAATTTTTAATTGGTAATTGCTCTGAAATTTATATAGATTATAACGAAAAAGAAAATATTGTAAAAATTTCTGATAATGGACAAGGCATTTTACCAAATGTAATTAGAAATGGAAAATCAGTTCTTGAATTGGTATATGGCGATATTAATTCAAGTGGAAAGTATGATAAATCAGATAATGCGGTGTATAAGATTTCAACCGGGGCTTTTGGCATTGGAGCAGCCTTAACTTGTTTTCTTTCTCATTGGCTTGTTGCAACTACAAAACGTGATGGACAATTTGAAAAAGTGTATTTTAATGAAGGAAAATTTTCAAAACGAAAATCTGGTAAGTGTAATAAGCTAGAACATGGAGTGACTGTAGAATTCAACCCAAGCGAAGAGTTTTTTAGAGATAAACACCC